ATGCCAAATCCCAAATCTTACTCTCGTATTGCCATCGCGGTTTCAGCCGCATTAACGTCTATGGTATTTTCAGCCCATGCAGCCTGGGTTGATGTTGATAGTCTTCCTTCCAGCGGTCTGGTTAGCAGTCTGCCCCCGGAATTGCAGGCAATAATCCCTGCGCAGGCCAATGCCAATTTCGCTAAAACCAGCGCCATGCCAAATTATGTTTATCAGTGGAGTGCGGGCACCATTCCTGTTTATGGTAATGGATTAACGTTAAATGGACCCGGTGCTGAAGCTTTTGAGCACTCTGTTACTGTTATTCAGAACAGCGCGACGGGTAGTCCGGGCGTTATTTTTGGTGACGACCTGACGATCCGCACCCAGTCAAAGAATGCCGCCAATAATGGTAAAGATGTTGACGGTATCCGCACGCATGGGGCCAATACGCCGGATAACCCGGTCTTTATCATCACCGGGGATCGCACCAGTATTTATGTAGACGGTCAGGATGGTGACGGTATTAACGCCGGTTATAACGCAATAGGCCAGGGCTGGATAGGCTCGGCTAATATCTACGTCGGTGATGATCTGTACATCAAAACGACGGGTAACCAGGGGCGTGGTATCACCGCCAATGCCATGCGAGATGCGACGCTTGCCAAAAATACGATTGTCGTTGGCGATCGTGCGCATATTGTGACGACCGGCGACGGCTCTGAAGGTCTTCGCTCCGGGCAGAGCGGTTCCTCAATCCTGCTTGGCAATGACGCTACCATCGAGACGTCTGGCGCCTCCTCAACGGGCATTTATGCTGCCACATCTTCTAAAACGGAACTGGGTAATAACGCCACTATTACGGTTAACGGCGCGAGCGCGCATGCGGTCTATTCCACCAACGCGACCGTGAACCTGGGCGACAACGCGACCATTATCGTGAACAGTTCTGGAAAAGCGGCTTCATACAGCAAAGCGCCACGCGGCCTGTTTGCGATTTCACGCGGGGCGATTAACCTGGCCGGCGGCGCCGCGATTACTATGGTGGGCGACCACAGTACTGAAAGCTATGCCATCAGCACCGAAACGGGCGGCACCGTAGACGGATCCGCCGGTGGACGCTTCCTTATCGACGGAGATCTTCATGCTGCCGGAGGGACAAACGCGACCAGCAGCCTGCCCCAGCAAAACAGTACGATTAAGCTCAACATGACCGACAACTCGCTATGGAGCGGGGCGTCTTATATCACCAGCGCGACCGCCGGGACGGGGGTCATCTCGCTGCAAATGAGCGATGCGACCTGGAATATGACCAACAGCTCAACGCTGACCGACCTGACGCTGAACAGTGGGGCAGTGGTTAACTTTGGCCATGCTGACGGCGAACCGTGGCAGACGCTAACTATCAATGAAGATTTTACCGGGAATGGCGGCAAACTGGTTTTCAATACCGTTCTGAATGACGATGCCTCCGAAACCAATAAGTTGACAGTGCTCGGCAACACGACGGGTAATGCCTTTGTGGCGGTGAACAACATTGGCGGTACTGGGGCGCAGACCGTTGAAGGCATTGAGATAATCGAGGTTGCTGGCAACTCTGACGGCACATTTGAGAAAGCGAGCCGTATTGTCGCCGGGGCGTACGACTATAACGTAGTGCAGAAGGGCAGCAACTGGTATCTGACCAGCTTCATTCCTGCTCCGCCCGATCCGGTGGACCCTGTTGACCCTGATCCCGTAGACCCGGACCCGGTTGATCCGATTATCCCTGATCCGGTCGACCCGGACCCGATCGATCCTGTGGACCCGGTTATTCCTGAGCCGGAAGAGCCTCATGTTCCGCCGGTCACGGAGCAACAGTATCGTCCGGAAGCCGGCAGTTATCTGGCGAACAACTATGCCGCTAACACACTGTTCATGACCCGACTGCACGATCGTCTGGGTGAAACGCAGTACGTCGACATGCTGACGGGCGAGAAAAAAGTGACCAGCCTGTGGATGCGTAACGTTGGCGCGCATACCCGCTTCAAAGACGGTAGCGGGCAGTTGAAAACCCAAAGCAACAGCTACGTCTTACAGTTAGGCGGCGATCTGGCGCAATGGAGTAGCGATGGCCTCGACCGCTGGCATATTGGCGCGATGGCAGGTTATGCCAACAGCCAGAACCGCACGCAGTCCAGCCTGACCGGCTACCACTCTCGTGGTCAGGTCACCGGTTACAGCGTGGGGCTGTACGGCACCTGGTATGCCAATGACGCAGACAAGACCGGCACCTACGTAGATACCTGGGCGCTATACAACTGGTTTGATAACAAAGTGATGGGTCAGGAGCAGGCGACAGAGAAATATAAATCCAGCGGTATCACCGCCTCGGTCGAAGCCGGTTACAGCTTTAAACTGGGCGAAAGCGAGCGCAATAGCTACTGGCTGCAACCGAAAGCGCAGGTGGTGTGGATGGACGTGCAGGCCGACAGCCATCGCGAAGCGAACGGGACCCGCGTGAAGGATGACACCGATGGCAACCTGATGACTCGCCTGGGCGTGAAAGCTTTTATCAACGGCCATAACGCCATCGATGACGGTAAATCTCGCGAGTTCCAGCCGTTTGTCGAAGCCAACTGGATCCATAACACGCAGACTGCCAGCGTGAAGATGGACGATGTGAGAAACGACATGCGCGGCACGAAGAACATCGGCGAGCTGAAAGTGGGTGTTGAAGGTCAAATCACTCCGCGCCTCAACGTATGGAGCAACGTGGCCCAACAGGTTGGCGACAAAGGCTACAGCGATACCCGCGGTATGCTTGGCGTGAAATATAATTTCTGATGTAAGTGAGTAATGGAAAAGCCGCTGATTAACCGATCGGCGGCTTTATTACGTATGAAATATGATGGTTATTGCAGTTGTTCGGTAAAACCGAACAACTGCAATAAAAAGCCGCAATGTTGTCACTTGTTGCATGCAGCCCGTAGGCCGGATAAGTGCAAGCGCCATCCGGCACCAATTGAACCTGTAAGTACCGCTTGCAGGTTCAGCCGTATTTCACTGGAGAGTCGCCAGTGTGCTCTCGATTCTGTTCAGCTTCTGACTGGCCTCTTTCAGCTCATTTTGCAACCGTTGCTCCTGTTCGCCATAGACCATCAGGACGATACAACCGTTCATCACTTTTACGGTAACCTGTTGCCCGGTATCAAATCCCGCCGCGCGTAGCCACTTGCCGGAGAGAATGATTTTGGGCGTGGATTTGTCGAAAACATTCGGGCGATATCCCACAATTAGCGAACGCTCGGTTCCGGATTGGTTGGTGTCTGGGGTAGAATGCGAATCAGCCATAATCAACTCCTTGATAGTTGGTGAGGTTAGACGCTCCGGCTGTGTTCCCGCACATCGGGGCGTTGCTAGTGTAGGAGGTTTTTAGGTGGCCTCCTATGTGATTAAGATAATTGGATAGGTGGCCCCATGTCAATCATATCGCGCGAAAAAAAACCAAAAGGCGGCGGTCAATCACCGCAGTTCAAAATGCGTATTGATCCGGCATTGAAGGAGCAATTGGATGCTGTGGCGGCAGAAGAAGGGGTAAGTCTCGCCAGTTGGTTAAAGGAACTGGCGAGAGAGGAGCTGCGTCATAAAGGAATTGAGCCAAAAGGTTAGGGCTTATTACTATCAAGGTCTTGGCTACCCATCTGAGCTTCCTGATCCCTTGTATTTGTCCCGTTGAAAGGGATATTCGTTATACTCATTGGTAAAGAACTTTTACCAGAAAATATATCTTCAAGACCTTTTAATATGTTAGCTTGAGTGGTTTCTAAATCTCCATGAGCTATCGGTCTGTAACAATCTCGTTGTAATTGTACTTTATCAAAGTCATAATTCATGGCTTGTGCGATCGTATATAAAAGCTCGGTGAATAAATCATCGGATTTTGATATCCATATATTTATATCAGGGTATTCTTTTGCTTTGTTTAAGTGATTGTTATAGCTTTTCCAGGCATGGGTTACTGCCTGCTCTCTGCTTGTTTGATACCGTGTCTTAATTAATGGAATTTTCCGTCCGTAGAATTCGATATCAATCATATTTAGTGCTTGTACGTGATCTCTATGGAGTCTTTGTGATCTGGTTGACATCAAAGTTCTAAATATATATAAGCGATTTTGTTTTTTTTCACGAAATTGCTCTAATATTTTTTGTATTTCTACAGCAAGTATGGGGCCAATTATTACTGCTGCTGTCATTACAATATCTTTGTATTCCATGCCGAATAAACCACTCATTATTTCACCTGTGAAATTTATAGATATAAATGGTATTAATTAATGGATATAATCTTAATTAGGAATTAAATATTATTATAATTGGCGGAAGATCACAGGAGTTCGATATGCATTTTAACACCATGTATTTATTGTGATTTTAATATTTTCCTTCTCTTTTTTATACACATCTCTATACACATTTGCTGGACTGACAAACTATCTATTGATAAGTCACCAGTGACAGACCTCATAAAAAACTTTTTTTTAGAAAAACTGTTCACACTGTTCACTGAGTATTTTTGTTTATTTAAATCATTATGTTACACGGTGAATGGTTGGTGAACAGTGAACACTTTACTGTTCACTTTTGCCGTTTTGCAGGTAAAAAAAGACCGGCGATTGCCGGTCAGGGTAGGTTATTTCGTTATGGGGTCATCACATTTCGGCAGCCAGTCGGCGTTGCTTTCCTCTCTTAGCGTGAGATTGGTTTGTATGCCCTGATTTTTTCGGCGCTTCTCATAATTTAGCCCGTACTCTTTCAGCATGGCTGGCAACCCCTTACCGAACATAGTCAGGCTCAGGGTATTCCTGTAGCCGTGGGCTTCCATATACGCCAGATAGGCATGATACAGATACAGGCGCGGCTGACGCGGAATGATGTTGGCATTGCCAATATACATACCCTCAGGCTCCGGCAGTGTTTCAAGGTAACCACAAAAATCAAATGTCGGGTCGGCATCACGTTTAATACTGAGCGCCTCGTCGGAGTTCTGCTGTGACTGGAGCAGTGCGCGGGCGGTCATCGGGTCGCTGAACCTCTGCATTAGCTGGCGCACAATCACGGCCAGCTCACGGGCGATTTTGTTCTTAAGCTGCGGGTCGCGCTCCTCCGGGGCAATCTGTTCCGGGAAATGCAGGATCACCCGGCGACGGGAAACACCGCCGCTGCGATCGGTAAATCGCATAGGGTTATTGTTCACTGCCAGAATCACTGCCGGAATATGGGTGGAGTACGCATCCTTGTATTTCGGGTCAACGGAGACCGCATCCCCGCCGGTGATGGCCTTGAGTCCTGCCCCGTCACCGCTCCACTTTTCCTGATCAGGCAGACGAATCAGCGAGAAGCCAATCAGCGCAGCGCGTTCGCGGGGTGATTCCAGCGTTTCGATGGTGGCCGACGTGGCGTTATCTTCCCCGGCAAGCATGGTCGCAATTTCGGCCAGAATACTTTTCCCGCTGCCACCCGGCCCGGTCACTTCGAGAAAGAGCTGCCAGTCGTAACGGTTCGCCAGCACCATAAACAGCGCGGCCAGGATCACATCGCGTTTTTCCGGTCTGCCACCGGCGGCGCGGTCGAGCCAGCGCCAGAAATCCGGGGCGTGGGTTTCCAGCGTTTCGCCCTCCACCGGCGGGGTAAAATCGACATCACAGAGTGTGCGCAGCCAGTGCGATTTATGGTGCGGGCTGAATGTGCCGGTGGCGGTATCGAGTACGCCATTGCGAAAGCCAATCAGACGCCGTGCCGGGGCGTCCTGCTGCGGAATAATCAGTTTCAGGGTCTCCACCACTGAGGCAATTTTCCCCGACGAGAACGGGGCGCGCAGTCGCTGGAACAACCCGGCCACGTCGCGGGCAAAATCCGATGGCGGAATGATTTTCCATATCCCGGCCTCATAGCGGGACAGGAGCTGGCCGTTCGCATCCACGGCCAGCGCTTCGCCGTAATGTTCATGCACCCGCATTGCCTTTTCACTGGTGCTCATGGCGGTAAATTCCGCCTCACTCATGGTAGTGAAAGGACTGTCAGCCGGTGGCTGGATGGCGTCATAAATCGCTTTCCGCGTGGCCTCCTCTCCGTGCTGCATAAACGCATCATTCCAGTCACCGAACACCGGCGGCAGGGCGACAATGCCCTCGCAGGCTCCTGCGGCCGCAGCGGCTTTACTCTGGCCGTTGCCGTTAAGGTCACGGTCGGCGGCGAGGACAATCTGACACGCCGGGTGTTTCTGGCGGGCAAGGCTCGCCAGAGAAAGGAGGTTCACGGAGGACAGCGCCACCATGACGGTTTCCCCGGTCAGGTGATGCACGGTGAGCGCGGTCGCATAGCCCTCCGCAATCCACAGGCGTTTTCCTGCCTGTTTTTTCCCTTCGATGATATGACACGTCCCTTTGACCTGACCGCCTTTCAGGGTGCGTTTGAGAGCGTCAGAATTAATAAGCTGAAGGTTAACCAGCGCCCCGGTATTGTCATACAGCGGGACAACCACATCACCGGCGCGGAATGTCACGCCGCCGGTTTTATGCATGACGGTGAGCGTCAGACATTCCAGAGTGGGGAAGCCCTTTCGGGTAAGGTAGGCGTTGCCGGTGGCCGGTCGGGTTTTCTCCATCAGTTTCGCGGCCAGCCCGGCCGCCGCTTTGCGATCGGCATCGGTTTCAGCCTCTGCGGCCGCAATCACTTCCGGGGCAACCAGCGGCAGGTTGCCGGTGACAGCATTCACCTTTTGGGCGGCCTCTGAGGCAGATACATCGAATACCCTCTCAACCAGTTTAAGGCCGTCACCCGCGCCGCACTGGTTACAGAACCACGTGCCGCGCCCCTCTTTATCGTCAAAGCGAAAGCGGTCAGAGCCGCCGCATACCGGGCAGGCCTGATGCCGGTTTTTAATGACCTTCACACCCAGCGCTGGGAGAATGCGCGGCCAGTGGCCGCAGGCCTGTTTTACGGTTTCCGTTACATTCATTTTCATTGTTATTTTCTCCCTCAGTGCAGTACAGGCGATGTGATGTGACGGGCGCAAAGTTCATCCATCACGGCGAGCCCGAGAAAGGACAGCGACGGCGCGGCTTTCAGTGGTCCGGATTCCATTAAATCTTCCAGCAGTGCACAGGCAATCTGACGACCTTTTTCCTCGCCGTGCTGACGCAGATAGAAACCCTCCAGCTCGGCGGCAATGGCGCTTTCCAGTGCATCGAGGGTGAGGTAGGGATAGCGGTGCTGACGCTCGCATACCGTCAGCCATGCACAGGCCACGGCGCGACGATACAGCGCGGCGCGTAATACGGGGGGTAATGGCTTTTTCATACATTCCCCTCCCCGGTCAACCACTGCTGATTGCAGCGTTCGACCACACCGTCGAGCTGGGCGGTCATGAGGTAAATCACGGAGGTGAGCTGTGACTGCTGCACCGGGTCACGCCTGACGGTCGCGCAGTCCTGCACCTGCATCAGCTCATTGACGAGCTGGCCGATGTTGCGCATGTGCTCAAGGCATTCGAGATCACGGGCGGTAATGGTGATGTGTTTCATGCGCGCACCTCCGCAACCGGCAGGCGGCCAGCGAACGAGAGGACGTAATCGCGAACGAGGGAAAGCCGTGCGGCGTGTTCATCACCGGCAACGGTGCGGAGCATACAGATACGGGGTTTACGGTCTGCACGACGAACGGCGGCAAACACAAAGACAAACTGCGGGTGTGACGGGGTGAGGGTCGTAGCCATAGGGGCAACCTCCTTGAAGTAGCGGTTATCGCCACCACCGGAGTTCTCACGCTCGGGTGGTAGCCCAGACGGGGGTGAGAAACCGGCCTTCAAGGGAACCGGCCAGCCCGAGGGCTGCCCCGCCTGAGCCACCATTACGCAGATATAGCAACGGCTAAAGAACCGATGCGTAAACAACAGGTGCACATAGGCATAGACACAAAAAAAGACGCATGGCGCGTCCGGTGTCGCCTTGAAGTAACTCGGGTTCTCACGCCCGGCTGCCGATTTTGCGACAGCGTGGAAACTATACCTGGAAACGGCGAAAAGAAGCAAGCCAGAAAAAGGGGCTGTTTGCTGAACGGTCATCATCATGCGTCATAGCCCCGGTTGCGTTCGGCAATACGATCTGCCATCCATGCGGTGATTTCAGACTGCGCCCACGCCACGTTTTTTCCGCCGAGGCTGATTTGTTTCGGGAAAGCCTCGCGGCTGATGAGGTCGTAAATGGTTGACCGGGACAGGCCGCACAGATGCATCACTTCAGGCAGGCGGATAAAGCGCTCCTGAACGGCATCAGAGACCGGCATCAGCGGCGCGGCAGGGGCAGAAGACGGGGAAGAAAAAGCAGTGTGCATCGGGCTACCTCACAAAGTCCATACAGTGCCGGTCGTGTCCGTCCGGCTTCGGGTAGCTCTCTATTTTGTGAATATTTTCCCTCAGAGCAACAAGTCATTTTGTAGTGCTTCACCACACGGCAGAGCGATTTTTGAACAATGGCAAATGCTGGCAAACAGATGCAAATCAATGCATTACATTGCAGTAACTTTAAGTACTTTCACTTATATATTTCCTCATAATTAATCGGAAAAAAGACTAAATCCGACACCCCAGGCAAAAAGCAAAAGGTGAACAGTAGTGAACAGTCGGTGAACAGTTATACCCTCAACTGTTCACCCTTTATCTTGCTGTATTACTTATCTTTTTCTTTCCAGTGAACAGTAGTGAATAGTTATAAGTAAAAAAACAAACAGTGAGTAAGGTTTTCCTGAAACCTTTCTCTGGCCAGTCGGGTTTTAAGGTCTGTTTGTGCCATTTTTGCCACAACGGCAATGAATCGTGTTGTTGTGTCTGGTGCGGCAGAATCTCCTTAGATTGAAACGAAAAGGAGACCCGACATGACTCATACCGCTGTTATTCCCGACTACCTTAAACCCGCAATGGAACGGCTTGAGACGGCCAGAGAGGAACATCTCATTAATGCCCGACAAATGGATGAAACCACGACGGCCATCAGCCTGGTGCAAACGCAAAAAAATGAACTGGAGCAGGAAAACGGCAATGATTCCGGCGCATGGTGTGCCGCCTTTCGTGCCGGTGGTGCTGTCATTACCGACGAGCTGAAACAACGCCATCTGGCGCGTGTGGCACGGCGGGAACTGGCGCAGGAATGTGACAGCATGAACGAGGTACTGTCTTTTGAGCTGGACAGGCTCAAAGGAGCCTGTGACCGCACGGCCAGAGCATACCGTCAGGCACATCACGGCGTCCTCAGCCAGTATGCAGAGCATGAACTCAATGCTGCCCTGCGTGAAAGCTGCGGTGCCCTCATCAGAGCAATGAAACTCAACATACTGGTTCTGAATAATCCGCTTGCTAATACGACCGGGCATCAGGGATATATCGAACCGGAAAAAGTTGTAATGCAGCAGGTGAAAGCGTGGCTTGAACAGGCCGTAAAGGGCTGCGATATCCGTCTGACCGATGAACCGGTGCTGTTTAAAACAGGGCTGTCGGCTTCCACACTGCCGCATATGGAACATGACGTTGCGACCACGCCCGGTCAGCGAAAAGTCTGGCGGGAAAAAATGCGGGAACGTGAAGCTGACCTGAAAGCACGGGGGTTATTGTCATGATGCGCTGCCCTTTCTGCCGCACAGCGGCACACGTTCGCACCAGCCGCTATATGTCTGACAGCGTCAAAGAGAGTTACCTGCAGTGCCAGAATGTGCACTGCTCGGCGACATTCAAAACGCATGAGTCCATCTTTGAAGTAATACGTTCGCCGGTCGTCGATGAGAAACCCGCGCCGGTGCCGACAGCCCCCGTGGCACCCCGTCGGGTAAAAGGCTGCTACAGCTCGCCGTTCCGCCATTAATCAGGAGAGACAACCCGTGACCACTCTGACCTTACAGCAGGCCTATGAAGCCTGTCAGACGAACAAAACCGCGTGGCTGAATCGTAAAACCGAACTGGCCGCCGCAATGCAGGAATATCAGGAATTATTGCTGGATGACAACGCATTAGGTTCCCGCAGATTACAGACGCTGCGTGACCTGATTGACGTAAAAAAATGGGAGGTTAATCAGGCCGCCGGTCGCTACATCTTCTCGCATGAGGAGGTGCAGCGCATCAGCATCCGTAACCGGCTGCATGATTTTATGCAGCAGAACGGCGCAGAGCTGGCCGCCGCTTTGGCACCGGAGCTGATGGAGATTAAAAACCAGCCCGCGATGATAAAAAACCGCGCACTTGACCGTTCGATGGCATATCTCCGTGAAGCCCTTTCCGTCTGGCTGACCGCAGGAAATGAAATTAATTATTCTGCACAGGATAAAGATATTTTAATGGCCATCGGATACAGGCCTGATGCGCCTTCGCGGGATGATAATCGTGAAAAATTCACCCCTGCACAGAACATGATTTACGCACGTCGACGCGCCGGACTGGCCGCGCAGTAGCCTGTCAAAAAATCCCTGTAAATCCCGTCATTTTTCCCGAATTAAGCCATGCATCCATAAGGTGCATGGTTTTGCATGTGTTTTCCCGCCTCTGAACTCCCTGCCAGCGCCAGTTGCGGCGCGTCCTGAGGCCACCTTTGCACCTGCATTAAAAGCGGTCCTTTAAGCGGGCAGGCGTGGCGGGGAGAGCATTGCGCGCTAGAGCATGTTGATATTATGCATAATGTAGGGGGCGAGAGTAAAAATGGTTTTTATAGATTACGAGGGATGTTTGAGGCTTTTGGAATTAGCATTGAAAAAGGCACCGAAAGGTGCCTTTAGTGAAATAATAACTTAGCTGACAAGTTTTAATTTCGGGGGCAAGGAGAAACCTGTATCAACAGGCAGGTTTTCTAAAATTAATTGATAGACGTCTTCTCTTTTCTGATGAGGGAGATCAGAAAGTTGATTCATTATGTATTTTTTCAGTGCATCATTTCTATCCCATTGGATAGAATAACGTCCATTATTTATCTTTTGCTCTATTTTTACGAGCGATCGATTCTCGTCATAAATATAACGCATGGAAATAATATTTTCTTCATCATCAATGTGTTCGCAATAATTCATGATGAAATAAATAAAAGAATTGACCTTATATGTTTCAATCTTTTTGTATTCTTTTTCAAATATAGCTGTTATGAGTTCGTCAGGCTGCACACCCTTTACTGAACAAAAGGCAGCTAAATTCTTCAAAATTTGAGCTACATTAATCATTTTAACATCCTCGATACTTCATCTAAAATTTCAGGTATTGCATTAATGGAATTCTGCAAAGTTTGGTTATCTCGTTCTTTTACAGGACCAAATTGTCTGTACAATTTACCCAAAATGAATTTTACAATAATAGCATCATTTGCATCAGTTGTCTGTAAATTCCTAAGGTGTGGTGAAAAAATAGGTTGTAACTCTCGCCCTTTCTCATCAAGTCCATTTATTATCAGAAGGTTAGATGCCTCTTCCTTAATCTTTGCGGTTAAGATTTCTCTCATTTTTTTACGAGCAAGGTGCGGCCTTTTTTCTAATAGGTCTTGGTCTATTACACCTGCAGCCTTTCTGGATTCTTGTTCAACTAAGTTTCTTTTAAATAATTCCAGAGTGTCTTCAGGTAGCGTTAGTCCTGCATCAAGGCTTGCCTTCTTAAACTTCTCTAACTGCTCATCAACTGTTTTATTTATCTCAGCTCTTTTCTCTTCGAATAAAGAATTAAAATCAATATCTTCCAAATAAGAGTCTTGATCACTGATATAGGCGCCTTCACTTGCTACACCAGCTAAGAAACTTTCTCTTTCTCTATAATCATCATCAGTAAACGTATATTCGCGATTGATGGTTCTACGGGCTCTATCTACCTCGCTCTGGAAGTTTTCCCACATCGAGTTTAATCCTATTTCTTCATGGAAAATCACGACCCCATTATTATCTATTTCAAATGCCGTAATCTCCTTGTCAGGAATTGCACGTAGAATTCTACCTACGACTTGAGCAAAAGCGTTAAGACTTCTATAAGGTCTGAATATTGCCAGTATACTCAAATATTTATGATCGTAGCCTTCCATTAACATATTTACTGAAATAACAACATCTGCGTTATGATTTTCAATGTTAAGAAAAGCATCTGCTTTTATTTCATCATCCATTTCACTATGAACAATAATTACACGCAGACCTTTTGCCTCATACCATTTAGCTAAATCTTCGGCATGAGTAATGCTGCATCCTACAGCGAGGATTTTATGTGGGACATTAGGAGACGCTTCTTTAAGTATATTTAACTTCAAAATACTATGCTCAATCACATCATTTGAACATTCAGGTGAGAGCGCGACACTTTTTTCAATCCACTCTTTATCTTTAAATTCTAAAATATCTTCTTTAGTAAGTTTTTTATTAGGTATATCTGGAGTCGTAAAATACAGCTCATGAGCATTAACAGTTTCTTTTCTTAACCATTTGACATACTTTGCCCTCATTACTTCTGATAACGGTGTTTCATGAATTTTCTCTCCGGGAACTTCTTGAGCATCACCACGATAAGGAGTCCCTGTAACATGTAAAACTTTTGCAGTAGAGAAATACTTAAGTGCATCACGCCAGCTTTGAGCTGGGGCATGATGTGCTTCATCAACAATGATAAAATCAAAAAAGTCTTCTGGAACTCGATTAATGAGTGCGCTTTTTCTGTTACCTGATATGCGTTGTATATTAGAAAATATAATATGACTTTTCTCTAAGTGTTCAGGAGATATGTCTGGTACATATTCACTGACAACTGGAATATCCTTACTGCTGAAAACAATATCATAATTTATCCAAAAATTATCTTCTAACACTTCTTGCGTCTTTCGAATACTATCTTTAGTAACAAGGCCAGGTGTAATAATCAACACTCTTTTTTGAGATACCCCGTAAGGTGCAATAGAGATTAATCCACTCTTACCTGTACCTGTAGGTAGAACCACGAGAGCTTCACGTTGACCCGGATTGCTGAAAAAATCCCTTATTTTTATATAAGCCTCAATTTGTGGGGTTCTTAACTTTCTGTTACCTTCGATATTTACCGCTGTGTTAGTAAAATAAGACATATGGGTTCCTTACATTAAAAAATCAGCATACCACTGAAGCATTTCTTTCCGTTGTAAGAGGTACTGCGCATGGTTGTAAGTGCCTCTTATACTGTTTTTATCAACATGCGCCAGCTGCAACTCTATCCAATTACTGTTATAGCCTTTCTCATGCAATATTGTCGATAAACTATGTCTAAAACCGTGTCCTGTAGCTCTTCCTTTATAGCCGAGGAGCTCGATTACTTGATTTACGCTTTCTTTGCTGATGGGTTTTGCCCGATTGTTCCTACCTATAAAAATGAAGGGATAATGACCTGTAATAGGCTTGAGTTGTCTGAAAAGGTCAATCACCTGAGCAGATAGAGGCACAATGTGAGGTCTACGCATTTTCATACGTTCCGCTGGTATCTCCCATATACCTTTTTCGAGGTCTACTTCTTCCCACGTAGCAAAGCGCATCTCCTGCGTTCTTACACCAGTCAGCATGACTATCTTCGTAGCATTTTTGGTGATGATGCTACCGGTATACGCTTCGAGATCCTGAATAAAATGAGGCAATTCTTCGGCAGATAGAAATGGATGATGTTTTTGCTTAGGAACAGCTAGAGCGATGGCTAAATCAGGCGCAGGATTGTATTCAGCGCGGCCAGTTATGATTGCATAGCGATAAACCTCACCGCACCTCTGACGCACCTTACGTGTTTTCTCAAGTGCCCCACGCTTCTCTATTCGTCGCAATACTTCAAGCAGTTCTAACGGTTTGATTTCACTGATAGGGCGTTTACCAATGAACGGGAACACATCTTGTTCAAATGTCTTAATGATTTCTTCGCGATAGGCCACTGTCCAGCGGTCAGCTTTGTTGGCGTGCCATTCTCGACATATAGCTTCGAATGAGTTTTCAGTGGAGAGCTGCTGAACCAGTTTCTGGGCTTTGCGTTCCTCAACCGGGTTAATGCCATTGGCAACTTGCTTACGAGCGGTCTCACGCTTCTCACGTGCTTCAGCTAGGCTCACAAGGTCGTAGCTGCCAAATGACATTAACCGCGCTTTTCCGGCAAAGCGGAAACGGAAACGCCAGCCCTTCGAGCCATCGGGATTGATAAGCAATGACAGGCCTTGCCCGTCGTTCAATGTGTATGGCTTGTCTTGGGGCTTTGCTCGTTTGATTTGTATATCTGTAAGTGCCAT